CCATTGATTCTACTGAATCGTGATAGATTAGATTTAATTCTTCTTCTTGTTGTGTGCTTAATCTATGTTTGTCAAAATAATGTAAGTGTACATCAAACGGATGCATCTTTCTTAACACATCATAACCAATACGACCAGCCGCAATTGTACCTATATGCATACCTTCTACATCATAAGACCTCTTAACAGCATCAGCAATATGCCAACCACCATCATTAACAATCTTATGTTGAGTAGTAAAATCTCTTACCAAGACTAGAATTTGCATAACGATATGTTCTGCAACAGACCTTGAATTACAATAGGTCACTTCAACAACATCAACATTATGGTCCATTGCAGCCTGTAAATCGACATGGTCTGAACCAATGCCGGCAGTAATCGCCATTTTTAAGTTTGGCGCACTTTCCATTAATTCTCTTGTTACATAGTAAGGCCAAAATGGTTGTGATATAACAATATCTGCATCAACTAATTCTTTATCAGCAGTACAACCTTCACCATCTTTGTCAGAGGTAACAACTAATGTATGTCCTGCATCTTCTAAAAACTTTCTTAAACCTAGTTCGCCAGACACACAACCTAGCAATTCGCCAGGCGTAAAATCTCTACCTTTGGGAGAGGGTAATGTCATGCCGTCAGGATATTTGTCTATTTTGGGCAAATCACTTAATGGATAACTTTCAGGCATTCCGTCTTTCGGGTCGTCATATAAAATACATAAAACTTTCATTATTTTTTCTCCTTTAAAAGTTTCGTTAATTCGGTTGTTGACCCAACGAATAAAGCATTTGTAACACTCTTAGGTCCTGTATTTGCTATCTCTTTGAGTTTCTTCAGTTTTTCTTGCATTGTCATCAAGTCTTTAGATACATCTGCAACCGTTTTTATGAGTTGTCCTGCGACCTCATACGCACGAGGATGTTCTCCTTCTTTCGCTAATGCTAAGATGCCATCTATTGCATCATTTCCTTTTTCTAACATCTTATATAGATTCTCACGGCCCGTATCAAAATCAACTTCTGCATCTTTATCTTCGGGAGTAGGTATTGTGATTTGAGTCATTTCGCCACCAGTTGCTTCGATAAATGTTGGCTCTACAACCTCAGGCGTAATATTTAAAACTTCGTTTAGTTTGTCGTCAATAGAACTCATATTAAAATGTCCTTTATTTAAACATCATTACCCGTTTCTTCATCATAGTTTAAACCATCATTGAAAAAGTCTAATGTTGTTGTATATGTGTATGTATCGTCTTTATCTGCACTAGTTGGGTTAGGAGTAACTGTAACTCTTTCACTTCGAGATGGACTCTGGTCAGATGTGTTATCATACAAATCAGCAGATACAGTTTTAATAATAGCAGATGTGCTTATTGGTCCAAATAGATATATCTTTGCAGTAAAGTTTAAAGTGTATTCAATTCTTCTTGTTGTTGTTAAATCTCCAGCATACGAATCCTCGTAACTCACATTCTCTAATATAAAAGGTATATCTCTTTTTGAGTCCATTACTGAACTTTCAATCATTGTTACTGTGTAATCTGGTTGAAAATATGGAAGTATTTGTTCAACAATCTGTAGACCGTCATCTGAATTAGATGTAAACACACTTAACGCAAAACTCACATCATATGGTACAGGTGAGTATTGTGTGTTTAATTTTGTTGTGTCTGCGTTTGTTGTAACAACGCCCCTCTTTTGATTCTTGTTCAACTTACGAGTAGCATCATAACTGAATCCGCCGATTTCAAAGGCCATACGAGGTAGAGTAATAGCCACACTTGAATCTGTTCCAGTTAAACTCGCTTGTTGTTCTAATCGTGCAATAAACTTTTCCCTTGGCGAGTACGACAAAGGTACTTTAATATTCTGTAAAGGATTCCCGCTAGAATCTAAGCGTTTGATATTAATATTATTAAATATCGTACCGAACGCAATTACAGTATTGCGAATCTGTTTATGGTAAAAGTGTTCTCCAAACATTAGTAGTCGTCAACCTCCCCAAATGGATTTCTTTCACTAAAGTCAAGTATATCATCAGCCGTTGATGAAGTATTTGTTCCGGCGGCTGTTTCAAACGCCTGACCAGTATCTACTGGTTGTTGAGTCGCCATTGTGAAGTCCTCATTAATCAAGTAGTCAATCGCACCAATACTTGATTCTAATACAAACGAACCAGTTTCATTTTCTAATGCAAACTGGAACTGCATTGTGTCGGTTGATAAATCATCTTCTGTTGCATCAATAGAAGCAATGCCTGTATCGAGTCTTTCAGAACCATATTCCCATGTAGTACACGATAATTTGTAAACTGGCAACGCACTTTGTTGATAAAATGGTTGCTCATGTTCTACGAATTGAATCTCAAAGAATTTCTTCGTGGTTGGGAAGTAAACTAAGTCGCCCTCTTGTGGGCGTTCAACAACTAAATCTGCATTGTTAGATATTAAAGTTTCCCATCTCAACTTAGAAACTGTAAACTGAATGTCATCTCTTAATTCTAAACCAAACTTCTTAATAATCTCTTGTTCGCCCATATAACCATCAGAATTATCAACATACATTTCTATGATGTATGAATCATCAAATGAGCTCGCAGGGTCCTCACCAAAGATTGAGTCTTTGTTTGCTACTTTTCTTGGTAAATAATAGACATCTTGGCCATATATCTTCAGTTGTTCGATTATTAAATCTTCGTATAATCTTTGTTCTGAAGTCGTGCCAGTGTCAAAATAGACATTAGTTGGCATTTAGTTATCCTTGTTGCATGTGTGGTGGTTCTTCATAATTACTTCTAATTTCTTCTTCAAGTGATTGTTGTTCCGATAATGCAGTAGAAAATAATTCAGGTCCGTTTAGCGTAACGCCACCGAGCATCGCTGTGCCTGAAAATTTGGAAAGATTTTGACCCCATTGTCTTTTGATTAGAGTTGTTGCATATCTTTTTAAATATAGGTCATCAAAAATGTCAGTATGCGTTGTCGGGTCTAATTTACGATAACATTCAATAATTATATACTCATCTGCCGTAATATCAGTTGACCAATCTTGGTCGATATACAATCTGTTTGATAATTGATTAAAGCGTATTGGTTTTTCTCCCACTAATATATGGTCAAGAAAATCTAAATGTTTCATTGTCATTTCATAATGAACAATACTTGTAGACGAAAAATCATACAAATCATTTAATCTTAGTTGATATCTAACATCAAACATATTTAAATTTGCTCTGTCAGACAATGGAAAAATATTTATAACACTAATCACAGCATCTGGAATAACCAAATAGTTTTGATTTTCTTCGTATGTTGTTCTCACTAGTGTTGAATCTTCTGTAAAAATAGCGCCGCCGTCTTGCTGGACTATATCGCCAGAGGAATCTTCTAATTCAATATTGGTACGACTAGTGCCCTTTTCATCAACATTAAATGATTTATTTGTAGTTAATCTAGTAACATCATCTTCTGTTACTTTATATTTAAGATACATTCTTTCAACACCATCTGTATGATATTGTGCAAAATATTGTAATGCTTCGTCAAGCCTATCTTCGACTTGGTCATCATCAACATTTATATCAATGACAGGCTTACCTAGATTTCGTAAACAGTATTGTTTTAATGTTTCTCTTGTGCTTGGAGTTGCCATATTTCTTATCCTTTATTACTATTTAGTATTATCCCAAAGCAATAGACTGTGCGATTGCAAAGGCTTTAGTGGCCTTAGCAGTTAACTGTGTCTGTATTGCGCTTGTAACACCATCAACATAATTTAATTCTGTCGGAGTCGCTGTAATAACAGTTGTACTGGCTGCACTTAACACCGGCAAATACCCTGTTGCGTTTGGCATATAAACTGTTTTATCTGCTGTTGGGTCTACAAATGCTAATGTTGTTTCATAAGCGTCAGCAGTTGCACCTTCAAAAACTAATGGACTTGCGCCTGAAAAAACTGTACTTGTGGCATTCATGGTACCAGTAAATGTACCACTAAATGTGCCGCCATTAATTGTCGGACTTGTTAAAGTTTTGTTTGTTAATGTTTCTGTACCCGTTAATGATGCAAAACTTTCACTCTGTAAAGCACTATTAAATTCTGCTAATGAGCCTGTAAGTGTATTATTGCCTAAGTCAATTGATTTATTCGTTAGTGTATCAGTAGTTGCCTTACCTATTAAAGTGTCTGTGGCATTTGGTAATGATAGTGTTCTATCAGCAGTAGGGTCGACAGTTGTTAAAGTAGTTTCATATGCATCATCAGTTGCACCTTCAAATACGAAAGAGTTTTGAATATTAATTGTAGTCGAATCAACAGTAGTTGTTGTTCCAGAAACTGTTAGGTCACCAGCAACGGTTACATTCGCACCACTCATTGTCAAAGCAGTAGTTGTACCTGATTTAATTATTAAATTGCCAGATGTGTTTGTCGCACTACCAAAAGTTGTACCACCATCTTTAAAAAATATATCTCCACCATCAGCGTCTAATACAATATCTGTTGTAGCATCAAGCGTAATTGTTGAACCTGAATCAATTTCAGCAATAATTGGGGTTGTTAGGGTTTTATTTGTAAGTGTTGCTGATGTGGCAGAAATATAAGTATCAATCTGCGAAGCAAGTAAATATTTCTCTGTACCGCCATCTGAAAATGCGAGTTTATCAGTTGCGGCCAAAGTTACACCAGAACCATCTGTCATTCCATCAATGTTTAGAACTGCTTCTACACCACCAAATTCTAATGCACTTGCACCAGAATTGACTTTTAATACTTGACCTGCACTACCTATAGAGAGTGAGGCACCAAGACCACCATGTGCTAATGCTATGAATTCACCAGATTGGTATTCTGCCAGGCCTGTTGCAACACTATTTGTATAAACTGTTCTTATTGGTGTTTTTACTGCCATAGTCTGTCCTTAAAATTGAAAAAGTGTTACACCTGGGTCTGATAAAGAACTTCCGTCTGCTAATGTGAAAGTAGAACCATCAGTAAAAGAATATCTGTCTGCCACTTCAGCGTTAAATTCAAAAGTAGCATTAGCGGTAGATAATCCACCAGCCGCACTAAAGAAATCAACTCTGCGAACTACTTGAGCACCTGTACCAGTTGCAGATGAACCCATAACCGCCAATTCATTACTACCTGCTTTTGAACCTGAGGGAAGCGTAACACCAGTAGCAGAAATAGCAATTGTTCCAGTACCATCCGCAGAGATTGTTGAACCTGCAAGGTCAATTGTATCACCTGCTAAAAATAAATCATTGAATCTTAAAGAACTACTACCTATGTTATATGTATTATTTTGCGAAGGTAGAAAATTACCACCAATAGTCATATGTCTAAATCCACTAATATCTTTATTAGCATCAACAACTACTGCTTTTGAAGCAGCAACTGTTCCTGCAGTAACGCCATCAAGAGTATTTAATTCTTCAGGAGTTGAAGTAACTGTTGTTGTACTCGCAGCCGCCAAAACAGGTAAATACCCTGTTGCGTTTGGCATATAAACTGTATGGTCTGCTGTTGGGTCAACAATTGTTAAAGTTGTTTCATAATTATCTGCTGTAGCGCCTTCAAAAACAACAGCATTCTGAGCGTTCATAGTTACAGTATCTACAATAGTTTCTGTACCACTAACGGTTAAATTTCCTGCAACAGTTAAATTATCTGCAACTGTAACCTCGGAAGTTGAATGACCTATTGTTAAAGCAATACCAGATGTTTCTGTTGCAATCTTTAAAGCACCGACAGCATTTGTAATATAAGAATTAGTACCATCGTGATATATCTTTAGGTCTGCACTAGCACCAAAATTAGCATCAACACTATCACCAAGGTTTAAATCACCCGTCATAGTGCCACCAGCAAGAGGTAATTTAGTAGTGTCAGAGGCCGATTGCCAAGATGAAGTGCCATCGCCATCTTCACGCAAGAACTTGGTTCCACCACCTTCACCAGTAGATAATATACTTGTTCCTTCTGAAGAAAGTCCAGATTGCATAAATGTCTTGACGGTATCAACATTGGTCATCTTCATTGTACCAGCGTCATTGATAAGAATACCATCGCCACTCGCTAGAGCGTCTGTGCCTCTTGAAGTGCCACCATCAATCAAATTTAATTCTGTTGTTGTTACAGTTGCACCATCAAGTATTTCTAATTCTGCTTCTGTAATTACAGCACTACCAATTGTAAATCCTGTG